ACCCGAAGAGAAACTTAAAGAATTTAAGAGTGCAGGTAAAGTTGCGCTACGTAAATTCTTAGACGACATTAATGCCACAGACACTAAAATGAATGGACGCATTAACGAGGAAACCATCTTACTTAAGGTAGCTTAAGATAAGTATATACAGCGGTCTCGGGCATTCAACCCGCTATAGAAATTCTGCATGCCATTGCTAATCTTAAGGAGATAACAATGGCAAATCAATCAAGACAATACAAGTACACTAGCACTAAAGAGTACCACGATGCATTTCCATGTGCATACAGACAGTGGAGGGCAGATAGTCACTGTAATCTAATACATGGCTATTCATTCTCAATGAAGTTCTATTTTGGCACAGATGATTTGGATGTGCGTAACTGGGCCGCGGACTATGGCGGTCTTAAAGAGCTCAAAGGCATTTTAGAAAGTCAATTTGATCACGCACTATTAGTGGCAGAAGATGATCCAGAACTTGCATTCTATAAAGAAATGGAAAAGCGTAAGCTAGCCAAATTAACTGTACTTCCACGTTTAGGCTGCGAAGGATTGGCAGACATGCTGTACAAGTATGTAAACGGAGTGTATATTCCGGACATGTGGGGTGAAGCAGAAGCAGAACGGCTTTGGTGCTATCGTGTAGAAGTACGTGAAACCCAAAGCAACATGGCTTTCCGTGAAGGACACCGTGAATGGACCGAAGAACTGATCTAACACCATTTAACTAGACACTTGTGGACATAGATGTTATAATACACTATGTCCATTTTTATTGATTGTACACATGACTAAACGTATTGGTTTTGCCTGCAAGTGGATTGATAATCCAACACAGGTCGACGGCATCAAACCCAAAGATGATGCTAAAAAGTATAATACTGGCTCTACCACTGTATCTTGGTTAAATAGACAGAGCAAAGATGTGGCAGTTGAAAAACTGTGGAGCCTGGCCAAAGGCAATATTGAGTCCACTCGTTTGCTCGTTGAACGTGTAGGAGCACTTGATGAAAATCTTAGAATGGTACGACTCAGTAGCGATATCCTTCCTGTGTACACTGAGTCATCTTGGAGCTGGTTTTGGCGGCTTCCCGATGTACGAGAATATCTCCAAAGAGCATTTCGTGAAGTGGGAGATGTGGCTCGTAAGAATAATGTTCGCCTGTCTTTTCACCCTGGCCAGTTTACTGTCTTGGCAAGTGCTAGTGAAGGGATTGTAGAAAGAAGCATAGAGGAATTTGAATATCATGCAGACATGGCTAGATATATGGGCTACGGTAAAACGTTCCAGGATCTTAAAATCAATGTACACATATCAGGTAGGCAAGGTCCTGAAGGTATTCGTAAGGCCTATGCTAGACTTTCGCCAGAAGCACGTAATTGTATTACTATCGAGAACGAAGAAATTAGTTGGGGATTAGATGACTGTCTCAGTATTAGTGATTTGGTACCTATTGTTCTTGATATCCATCATCATTGGATCCGTGAAGGCGAGTACATTAGCCCTAATGATCCGCGGGTTAGGATGGTTGTTGATAGTTGGCGTGGTGTTCGTCCTACTATGCATTACAGTGTTAGCCGTGAAGACGTACTCATCGGACATAGCACTAGTGATCGCCCAGAATTGGAGTCTCTGCTTGTAGAAGGCTACAAAAGACAAAAACTTAGAGCACACTCAGATTTCTATTGGAATACAACAGTTAACGAATGGGCACTAAGTTTTCTAACTACGCACGATATTATGGCAGAAAGTAAGGGGAAAAATCTTGCTAGCCGTGCTCTTTACGAGCAGGCAAAGACATTAAACCTTCTTTGATGCTATAGTTTTTTTGGCTGCGGCTGTTTTAGCTGGTACTTTTTTGGCTGCGGCTTTAACTTTGGTAACAACTTCTTTTACTTCAGTTACAACGGCTTCCTCTACCTTAACGGCAGCGGCCACTACATCTTTAACGTCAACATTGCCATCTTTGTTTACATCCAAAGTTGGTGACTTACGATTAAAATAGAGCGCAACTGCTATAGCAACAACCACTAATAGAATAATAATTTCCATGTTTATCTCCTTGTAAAATATTTAGTAATAAATATTTCATGACATATAATTTTATCAAGTGGAGTACCTTACAAGAAATGAACGAGCCTAAAACTTTGGTTCAAGCAACCTTAAACTACAAACGTGATGATCTAGAGCCTAGTATCTCAGAAGAAACTATGAGTTATCACTTTGGCAAACTTTACAAAGCCTATGTTGACCGCTACAATGCGGGCGAGGGTGATCCAGATTTTAACGAATCCGGAGCATTTTTACACGAAATCTTGTTTACACAATATCGTGCGCCACAGGGCTCAAATGATCCCGTTGGCAGTTCTTTAGAATTTATCGAAAAGCATTTTAAGAGCGTTGACAAATTTAAAGAAGAATTTGCCAAAATAGCCATGGCTATACAGGGCAGCGGATGGGTCTACTTAGCAGACGACGGCAAGATTAAAACCATTAAAAACCATGAAATTAAGCGTGACATTGTACTGCTAGTGGATTGGTGGGAACATTCTTGGGTTCTTGATTACCAGGCTGATAAAAAAGGATACCTTGCTAATCAGTGGAAGATTATTGATTGGAACATAATCAACGCTAGAGTTGGTCAAGTGTCTTAAGACTGCTCACAGGCATATCCCATATACGGCGTCGTTCGACGCCTTTCTCTTGGGCAAAACGTTTGGCATCACAGAGACTGCAAACGTGATAAAAATTATTATTAATCCTGCTAGGACTCATTGATCCTTTGTCACGACTAAACAGTTCGCTACAACTGTCACATCTAAAGATTAACACAGTCTTTTTTCTGTCATAGCTATGCAGATGACCTAGTTTACTGGGTCGCGTATGCGTAGTTATAGTGTATTCTTGTTTGATGAACATTGATTATTTACATTAAGATTATAAAATGTTTCTGATAAATATCATATAACAGGGGCTCTCAATGATCAGTGTAACAGATTCTGCGGTAGAAAAGATACGAGACATTCTAGCAGAAGAAAATAATCCTAAATTAAAACTTCGTATGTTTGTTCAAGGTGGAGGATGTTCTGGATTTAGTTACGGATTTACTCTAGACGAAGATCTTGCAGAAGACGATCTTGACATAGAAACCAATGGCATACATGTTCTAGTCGATGCTATGAGTCTACAATATCTAAACAATGCAACGGTTGACTACAAACAAGAAATAATGGGCAGTCAATTCGTTATTCAAAATCCCAACGCACAAAGCACATGCGGTTGCGGGTCTAGCTTCGGAGTTTAATTTAAAATGACAAAACAAACAGTTAATATCGGTATACAAGGTAATGACGGAACTGGTGACAGCATACGAGAATCATTTCGCAAAGTTAATGAAAACTTCACAGAATTGTATGCTGTTTTTGGTTTAGAAGGAAAGATACAGTTTAAAAAATTAGGTGATGTTGACCCTAGTCTAGCCACTGCTGGCACCTTTGGATCTAAGCGTATCATTATTTCTAACACAGACGGAAATTTGCTAACCGCCAAAGAACTTAAAGCAGGCTATGGAATAGTCATTACCGTTGACGAAAGTGCTAAAACTGTTACTATTGGGTCAGGCCAATCTAAACTGATTGATGATACTTACCCAACACTAGGTGCTCCGATGAACGCTGCTACCAATACTATTGGTAAGCTAGCAGATCCGGACGAGACTGCCGTTGAAAATTTTAATACGACCCACAGTCGCTACGGTTGGACTACTACCTTATCTGAACTAGCAGTCAATAGAGGCTATGTCGATGACAACTTTATTAAACTTGTCGACGGTCGAATTGTTGGGCCGTTGCGGGTTCGAGATGAACCTATTAGTCCCGAAGTTACAGATGTTGATTACGATGCAGAACTCAGTGGAAATTATCTAAAGTCTGAAGCAATACAACGCCAAGATGCTGTTTATCGTGGCGGCGATACTATGCTTGGTCCGTTAACATTATCTGATCATCCTGGCAGTCTAG